AAGAATTTTCGAAAAATTTACGGGATAATTCGGACCGACTTGGATCAGTGTTTGGCGGAACTTCGGTTCGATTTTAACAAACGAGCGAAGGGAAACCGCAACGGTGCCGACGAAGAAAACGAGTGAAGATCTCGTCGCGTCGCGTGGATACATCAACGGGCTCGCCGTGGAGCTATGGCGACCGCCGACGAAAATTTCGTTGAGCGAATGGGCCGACAAATTCCGGATCCTCTCGAGTGAATCGAGCGCGGAGCCCGGACAATGGAGCACATCAAAAGCGCCGTATGAAAAATCGATTATGGACGCGATCAGCGATCCGGAAACGCCGAAGGTCGTGGTCCAGAAAGCGAGCCAAGTCGGGATCACCGATTCGGCGATACTGAATCCGATCGGATTTTTCATGTCGGAAGAACCGTGTCCGATTCTGGTGGTTCAACCGACGATCGAATTGGGAGAAGCGTTCTCGACCGATCGCTTGGCGCCGATGATTCGGGACTCGCCGCGGTTGCGCGATCTGGTGGCGGATCCGCGGGCCCGGGACTCGACCAACACGCTCCGGCGAAAAAGTTTCAAGGGCGGATTCGTGGCGATCGGCGGCGCGAATAGTGCGTCGAGCTTGAGTGGCCGACCGGTCCGGGTGGTGTTACTGGACGAGGTCGACCGGTATCCGGCCAGCGCCGGGACGGAAGGCAACCCGATCCAATTGGCCGTCGCGCGGACGAGCGCGTTTTGGAATCGGAAAGCGGTGATCGTGTCGAGCCCGGGGATAAAAGGCGCGAGCCACATCGAGCGGGAGATGGAAGGATCCACCAAGGAACATTGGTACCTACCTTGTCCAATTTGCGGCGAATACCAGATGTTGAAATGGGAGAGCGTGCGCTTCGATGACATGGCTCATCGGTGCGTGATTTGCCGGGAATTCGAATTGAAATATCGGTGGCTCGCTGGCGAAGGCGAGTGGCGAGCACATCGGCCGATCGATTCGCGCGGGAACAAAGTGACGACTCGCGGCTTTTACATCTCCGGGCTTTTCAATCCGTGGATTGATTGGGAAATTTTGCGCGAAGAATTTGTGGCCGCGGCGCGGTCCAACGAAGAAGGCGACGTGGAGCCACTCAAAGCATTTCGAAACACGCGACTCGGGCTTCTCCACGAAGACATCGGCCAGAAAGTGGACGTGGATCTTTTCCGGACGCGTCGCGAAATATACGAGGCCGAGATCCCCGACGGCGTGCTTGTGCTAACCGCGGGCGTGGACGTTCACGAGAGACAAATCAATTACGAAGTCGTCGGGTGGGGCAAGGGCCGGGAGAGTTGGGGCATCGAATACGGCTGGATCGACGGAGATCCGCGGGAAGCGGACGTGTGGGACTTGTTAGACGAAGCGATATATCGGCGGACGTTCAAGACCAGCGACGGCCGCTTGATGCGGATCCGGAAAATCGCCGTAGACTCCGGCTATGCGAGCGATTTCGTTTACACTTACACGAAGCAACGCCAGCCGCGCGTTGTCGCGATTAAAGGTGAAGGCGGTCTTGGCAAACCGTTCATCAAAGGCACCGGGACGCTCACCAAATCAAACCGGGCGCACCTTGTCACGCTCGGCGTCGATAGTGGAAAAGAAGAGATCGTCAATCGGCTATTAGTGAACAAACCGGGCCCGGGCTTTTGTCATTTCCCGGCCGGACCGAGAAACGAAGCGGTCAACGGATACGACGAAGAATATTTCAAAGGACTCACGGCCGAATCGCGGATCGTCAAAAGCAAGTGGGGATTCAAGACCTACATTTGGTCGAAGCGATTGAGCCAGCGCAACGAGCCTTTCGATTGCCGAAATTATTCGATGGCGGCGCTCACGATGCCGTGGGTTGGGATCAAGTTGGACTCGATGAAGCGAGACATTTACGAGCCGCCGGATGAAAAGAAGAAGGCGCCGTCCAAGTTCGGGATCAAGGGACAAGTCAACGTATACGGCGAGGTCGCCGCGGCCCGGCCGAGCGATAGCGGCTTCGGCGCGATCAACAAACCGATCTCTTAGTCCGATATTTCGCGGCCCACTCGCAGAGCACATTTGCCGCGACGCGGGTGTGCCAAAGGCCGGTCCGGCGACGTTCCATCATCAAGAGATCGCGCACGGATCCGGGCACGATGCACTCGACACGGAAGTCGCCAAGGCGCGGCCGACCGCGGACTCGAGCGACTGGTTGTTTCGCTTTTTTGGTGTTCACCTTGGCGAAGCTTATCCGAGATTAGGCGGATTTTTGCAAGGATTTTTGAGGACTAGGTTTTTTGAGTATAAAATCCCGACCTATTGACAGACACGATTTTCGGGCGGCAATATGGTCGTCGTGTCCGAAACCACGCCGCCACTTTTACCACCGGCGCCGGGTGTCGTTAGACCGCGGGCCAACGGCGAAGCGCCGCTCGAGCCGCTCGTTCCCTTCACTTGTCCGTGGGCTCAAGACGGTCTCCGTCGTGCGTTGGAAGGACTCGAAGCCGGTGGATCTGGCGTCTCCGAATATCACATCGGATCTCGCGGGCTTCACTATCGGACCACCGCGGATCAAGCCAAGACCGTCGACTATTGGATGCGGATGGTTGAGTTTTATTGTGGCGCGGCGGCGCTTCCGCCATCACTAACCGGCCGCGACACCGCTTGTCGTGTTATCCCTCGCGATGTCTAACACGGCACAACTCAACGGATCCCGGCGATTGCCTCAAGGCACGCTTCTTGATGTCAACGGCGAAGTCCTCAATGGTCACGCGAAGCGGATCGACAACCGGCTTTCCTTGTTAGGCACGATGGGCCTCGGCGGGACCGGTTACGGAAATTACGGCGCAAATTTAACCAAAAACTCATTGGTCGGATGGCTATGGCGCGGCGGCGACGCCGACATGGACATCGGGCTCAATGTCCAGATTCTCCGAGAACGCTCGAGAGATGCGTTCATGGGGATCCCTTTGGCGGCGGGTGCAATCGAGACGTTCGATACTAATGTGATCGGCGAGGGACTGTATCCCGCCCCAAATGTGGACGGCGAGTTGTTGGGCCTTTCCGAGCAAGAAACCGCGGATCTCAATAAGGAACTCGCGGACAAGTTCGAGTGGTGGGCAATGGATCCGCGTGAGTGCGACTTCGAGGCGAAAAATTCTTTCTACACGCTCCAATCGACGGTCTTCCAATCGATGCTTTTGTCTGGCGATTGCCCGGTCCTCTTTCCATTGAAAGCGCGGGCCGGGACCGTGTTCGAATTGCGGCTCCGGATCTTCGAAGCCGATCGTGTGATCAATCCGGCGCTGGTTCTTCCGATGCCGGGCCAAAACATTTTCAACGGCGTGGAATTAGACGACGACGGCGAGTTGATCGCCTACCACATCGCAAAGATCCATCCGCTCTCGGTCTTTCGTCGGACCATGTTTCCACCGGGCGGCTTCACGATCCGGGTTGAACCGTTCGGCGTACAGAGCGGCCGCCGTAACATGGTTCTAGTCATGCGCCCGGAGCGGCCGGAGCAACGGCGCGGCGTGCCGATCTTGTCCGTTTGTCTCGAGTTGCTCAAACAAATGGGCCGCTTCACCGACGCGACGGTCGTGTCCGCCGTGATCCAAAGTTATTTTTCGGCTTTTATCACTAGCGAATTTCCGGATCCGACCATCTTCGAGAACTTGCTCACCGAAGAACAGAAAAGCGAGATCATGAACTTCTCGCCGTACAACGTTCAACTCGGACCGGGAGTTGTGAATTTCATGAGGCCCGGGCACGCGGTGAATTTTTCCGCACCGACGCAACCGCAAGCGACCTTTGGCGAATTCACGATCTCGGTCGCGAAATTCATTGGCGCCGCGATCGGGATGCCATACGAAGTTTTGCTCAAGCAATTCAACGCAAGTTATTCCGCCAGTCGGGCGGCGCTCTTGGATTTTTGGCGCCGTGTGCGGAAATATCGGGCGTTGATGGTCGATCAGTTTTGTCAACCGTCGTACGAGGAATGGCTCGCCGATGCGGTTTCACTCGGTAGGATCGAGCGATTCCCCGGCGGTTGGGATGATCCGATCATCCGGAAAGCGATGCTCCGGTGTATCTGGACCGGCTCGAGCGCGGGATCCTTGGATCCACAAAAAGAAGTCGCGGCCGCGGATCTCAAGGTCAAGTGTGGCTTCTCCACGATCGAGCGAGAGAGCGCGGAACTCAACGGATCCAACTATCGGGACAACGTCCGACAACAATCGCTCGAGCAAGCCGAGTTTGAAGATTCGGATCTAATGTTCCCGCCGTATCGGCCGACACAAATGACGATGATGATTGGCGGCCCCGGGAAGCCGGTGCCAGCGCCGGGAGCACCGCCCGGCGGTCCGCCAGTTGGGCCACCGGCGCCACCGGTCAAACCGAAGTCGAGAACAGGTAATCCAAAGAGCGGGCGACGGGTGTCGTCCGCTCGCCCCTCACTTGCGAGCGGGTTAAGCGGAAGGATCGAACGATGAACGAAAGTTTTTACAAATTCCGGGCCGAAGCGGGTGACAATCCAACGAGCGCCGAGTTACTGATCTTCGCGGCGATCGGCGATTGGGAAGAGATGGGCGAGATGTCGGCGCGACAATTCGCCGGGGATCTGGCGAAGTTGCCCTCGAGCGTGAAGCGTTTGGACATCCACATCAACTCGCCGGGCGGATCCTTGGCCGAAGCCCAAGGGATCTACTCGCGGCTCGCCGATCATCGATCGCAAAAGATCGTCTATATCGACGGGCTCGCGGCGAGTGCGGCGTCGATCGTGGCGATGGTCGGCCACAAGATCTATATCCGCGAAAATGCGAACATCATGATCCACAACCCGAGCGGGATCGCGTTGGGCGACGCGGAAGAGATGCGAAAAATGGCCGCGGCGTTGGACTCGGTGACCGAGTCGATGATCAACACCTACGCCCGCAAGACCAAGCTCGAGCGCGATGAGATCCGGAGTTTGCTCGCGGCCGAAACGTGGTTCTCGCCACAAGAAGCGGTCAACAAAGGTTTCGCGGATGAAGTGCGCGGCGTGGTGAAAGCCGCGGCCTCGTTAGGCGATCACCGCTACATTTTCAACGGCATCACTTTCGATCTCTCGAGATTTCACAATGTCCCGGCGTTCACCGCCGCAACACCAACAGGAGAAAAACAAACAATGAAAAAAGAGAAAGTAACAGCGACGGCGGCCGCTGAAAATCCGCCGGATGATGACAATGGAAACGGAAACGGAAACGGAGACGAAGGAAAAGAGAAAGAGAAGGGCAAAGAAAAAGAGACCGCTACACCGGCGGCGCCCGGCTCATCGCCCGCCCCGGGCGCGACCAATGCCAATGTAGAATCGGAGTTTGACCGCGGAGTCGCGGCCGAACGAGCCCGGATCACGGCGCTCCAAGAATTGGATCGCCCGGCCACTCACGAGATCGTCGCGATGGCGATCAAGGATGGCAAGCAACCGACCGAGATTATCGGCGCTTGCATGAAGGCGATGGACGCCACGAGTCAACGCTCGGCGCGTCACGCCGACGCTTCATCGCTCGACCACATCCCGCCAAGTGACGGCGGCGTGAGCGGCGATGGAAAAGGAAATTTCGGCGTCTTGTTGAAGAACAAGGTCGCGGCACGTTTGAAGTCCCGCGGTGGTCGTCTTCGTGCGTCCTTGAATAGTCGCAACTAGAAAGCAAACAACCGCAAATCAACCATAGGAAATCAAATATATGAGTCTGAATCCCACAACCTTCAAACCGGCCAATCTACAAAGCCACGACGATGATCCGAGTTGGAAACAAGTCCGGCTTCCGTTCACCGATGCGGCCGGTGCGCTGATTGCCAATATGCAACCCGGGTATCTGGTGAAGATGAACGCGACAAACGATGGAGTCCTCGGCGCACTCGCGGCCGATGATGCCGCGCTTGCTGGCGTGATCATCGATCTCCCCGGCGCGGAAGAGACCACCGTGAAGACGGTCGCGGTTGCGCTCTCCGGATCCTTCGACAAGCGGACGGTCAAGTACGCCGACGGCTCGAGCCCGCTCTCGGCCGCGGCGATCGTGCGCTTGCGCGACATGAGCATCTTCGTCGACGACACGGTCCCGAGTGGTCCGTTTGCGCCATAGTCAACCAACCCAATCAATCAAATAGGAAACCAAAAATATGTTAAATCCAGCATACGAAACCAAGACGCTCTTGGAGCCCTTCGATGAAGGTCCGCTTGTTCACACGTTTCTCCGCGATACGTTCTTCACGGATCGCCAATATCCGCCGACTTCGCTCGTCGAATTCGACTTCCGCCGCGGTCGACGGAAGATGGCGCCCTTCGTCGCTCCGCTGATCGGCGGAAAGTTGATGGAGCGCCAAGGCTTCGAGACGCGATTCTTCCGGGCGCCGAGGATTGCGCCGGTCCGTGGTCTAAGGACTCCGGATCTCGAGCCGCGGTTGATGGGCGAGAACATCTATTCGGGCCGGAGTCCGGCCGATCGTGCCGCCGAGCTATTGGCCGAGGATTCGGTCTATCTCGATGAAGCGATCAGTCGCCGGGAAGAGTGGATGTGTCGCCAAGTATTGGTCAACGGCAAGATCACCGTGACCGCGGACACCGGTTACCAGATGGTGGTCGACTATACCGAGTCGAGCGCCGGAGCCGCGAACAATCACGACGTTCCCGCGACCAAGTGGGACCAAGCCGGGAGTGATCCGCTTGCGGATCTGGAAACCGCCCGGCTCAACACGATCAAGGCGAGCGGAGTGTCGCCAAACGTCGCATTGATGGGAGTCAACGCGGCGAAGGTGTTCATCCGCAACGCGCAAGTGGCGGCGCTTCTGGACAAGATGCGCTACACGATCGCGACCGTGGAGCCGATCATCCAAGACGAAGCGGTGGTCCGCATCGGCAAGGTGCCGGGCCTCGAGCTTTACACCTACTCGGAATATTTCGAGGACGACGCGGGAACGATCTTCCCGATGTTGCCGGACAACTTCGTGATGATTTTGTCCACAACGTCGCCGAACAAGATCATCTACGGCGCTTACACGCAATTGGAAGACGCCAAAGCGCAACGATTCACGACTTACCAGCAAGCCCGGATCCCGTTCATCTACGGAGATGAAGAGGACGGCCAACTCTGGTATCGAGTGACGTCGTGCCCGCTACCGATGCCCGCGGACATCATGGGCTTCCGCATCATCGAGGCGTTGACCTTGACCTTCCCGGCAATGGTCGAAGGTGAAGCGGTCCTCAATTCCTTGACCGGCGAAATA